CACTAAACACTGACGGTGATATTGTTCTGGATGCGGACGGTAACCATGTAAACATTAAGAACGGTGGTGGCGGAGATACCGTAACTTTAGGTCTTGCAGATACAGGTGCATTCACTATTGGCGCACCAAGTACTTTCACAGTTGATGCAACTGGAGATATTGTTCTAGACGCTGGCGATAGCGACATTACCTTCTCTAGACAAGGTGTGGAATTTGTCAAGACTCAGATGGGTATGTCGGGAGACTCTACTTTAGTTCGACAGTTGTACTCACAGGGTGGTTTAGAATTAGACGTTGCTGGGAACTTTAGTGTAGATGCATCTGGTGATATCATCCTAGATGCGGCTGCAGATGACGTTATTCTTAAAGACGCTGGAACCGAGTTCCTAAGATTCACTCATGCTGGTTTAGGTAATGCGGGCATCGACAATAACGGTATCCGTGTAATCACATTTGAAGATTCGGATGCAGTGTTTGAGAACGATGTAAACATTGAGGGTGATCTCGATGTTGATCTAACACTGAACGTAGATGGTGATACCACATTAAACGCTAACGTCACTCTTGGTAATGCGGCTACAGATCAGATCTCAGCGACAGGTCAGTTCGTAACTAGTCTGGTTCCATTAACAGATGATGACTATAGTATTGGTGCCGTTTCTAAAGAATGGAAGCTATCCGTGTAATCACATTTGAAGATTCGGATGCAGTGTTTGAGAACGATGTAAACATTGAGGGTGATCTCGATGTTGATCTAACACTGAACGTAGACGGTGCGACCACGTTAAATGGTCATGTTGATCTGGGTAGTAACGGAGACGATAACATCTCGGTTTTAGGTAAATTTGATACTAACCTTCGACCAGATGCTACTAATTCTTACACTCTTGGTACTTCTGATCTTAAATGGAGACATGCTTACCTACACCAAACGTTATTCGCTAGTAATGCTCAAATTACTGACAGTGCTGATATTGCAAACTTCAATATCAACACCAACACAATAAAGAATACTACTACTGGTATTAATATTGATGCACAAGGCGATATCACATTAAACGCAAAGGGCGATGACATTATTTTTGAAGGAACATTCAACGGTGTTGATTCCTCCAGAGTAACCTTTGATCTAGGTAACGATAATAGTTCAGTGGTTCAACGTGTTGTTAACAGAAATCTTATTCTTGAGGTTGATAAGAATATTTATCTTGATGCCAACGAAGGTCGTGTCTACTTACGTGATTCGGCATCGGACAATAGACTCCAAGTACACTTTACTACTGGAACTGGTACTGAAATAGATGTGTCTAATGGTAGTCTGACATTTGATGTTAATGGTGACATTGTACTTGATGCAGACAGTGGTGATGTACTACTTAAAGACGGTGGAACTCAGTTCGGTAGATTCGAGAATACTTCGGGTAACCTAAAACTATATTCAGGTACTACCACTGCAATGACATTCGATGGTGCGAATGTTACAACATCTGGAACTATCACGCCTGGCACAACACTAAATACTACTGCAACCGAACTTGTCGGTGCGATCAATGAGATAGATAGTGATCTTGGTACGAGAACAAGTTTATCTAGTTTCTACGATTCACATAACCAAGATATAGTGACCGCTCTAAATCGTGTAGCAGATAGAATAATAGATGTTTACGATGCGAGTGGAACTCTACTGAATAATTAAGGGTAGACCAGAATGTCCACAGATCTAGTGCTGAAGTTAAAGGCTGCAAATGGTGATTTGCAACAAATAACTTCTTCAGAAGAAAATTACCTAGCGTACCGAGCGGGACTTCAGTTGAAATCTTCGGCCGGTACGTCTGTGGGTGATCTAACAAATACTCAGGTAAGTGGTTCAACAGCGGTTGGATCTCATATTGATACGAAGTATCTCGAATCTGTCGGTGATCATCCGGTAGACGGCACTAATATAATAACTGTCACGTCAGGGTTATACCAACGAGGCGGTACAGCAGATTACAACAGTATACAGAACGGGAACACTAGATTCAAACGACCCGTATCATATTCCACTAAAGATGGCAAGGTTGGTATCCATCAATTTGCTGATTCGGATATGAATGTCCTTGTCGATAGATTGAACAGTATCATCGCAACCAACGACTATGTTGGGTGTTACAAACTAGGGGCGACATCGCCCGGTTCTGATTATACAAGTAAGTTCGAAGCGTTCTCTGATACTCGTACCGATAATTCGGTCACCCCATATTACATATGGCAGAGAACCACTCAGACTTCACCTACATCTTTTGACGTAGCGCATATTCAAGATAGTGATGGGTATGATGGTATTCAAATGATTAGTGACGGTAACCTTAATTATACTTTCGGTCAGTGGGCTAAAACTAGACGTGCGATCGCTGGTAACATTGGTTCTTATCAGTTACGTAGTTCTTCACAGGGAGTTCCGACTGATACTGGATCTTGGAAGTCCGTGGGTAGTGCGACAGATACTAGAAACGATCTAACACCAAAAGCTTACACTCGTACTCGCGTCTCTTCATATGCGTTTAACAACTACACTGGTCGAGTATCGACTTACAGTGGAGAATATGTTAACAACAGTGTTGGTCTCTATACAGGTAATTTCTTAGGTGACTACACCAACTATGTGAATGCGTTTACGGGTAACTACAACCGAACGTTTGTAGGAGACTTTACTAGGGAATATGTAGGTAACTACCTTCGAACACGTACATCTAATTTTAATAGAGTATCAACTCGAACCAGAACTTCCAATTTTATTGGTAACTACACTGGTGATTATGCCGGTAATTACGTTGGTGAGTATACAACTACCCGATCATCCATATTCACGGGTAATCGAACCATTACTCGAAACTCGTCATTCACTGCAACACGAGCGTCAAGTTATACTGGTAACTATAACCGAAACTTCATAGGTGATTTCGTAGGTGACTATTCTAGAGGTTTCGCTGGTGACTACGCCGGTAACTACGTTGGTAACTTCTTAGGTAACAGAGAGTCGGCCTTTACACGTACTAGAGTTTCCTCATATAATAGAACTTTCGTAGGTAACTACAACAGTCTTCGTCAGTCGTCTTATTCGCGGGATTTTCTCAATACTAATACGGTTTATTATGCGGGTAACTACGCTGGTAATTATATTAAGGAACGCACGTCTGCTTTCGCAAGAACCCGTATTAGTAACTATAACCGAACAGTAGTTGACAGTTATACTGGTAACTTCGCGGGTGACTACGCTGGTAATTATGCCGGTAACTATACCAACTATGTTGTCCCATTTGCTGGTAACTATACAGGCGACTTCGTAGGTAACTATGTCAACTATGTTAATCAGTATACTGGCAACTACCTTGGCGACTACACCAACTTCGTCAACGCCTATATTGGTGACTTTACCCGTGCGTATACTAGAACTCGTAACAAGGCAAGTAACTTTACACGCGAAACCAATTTCGCGAGGAATCGTTACAGTTCCTACTCACTAAATTACGTTAGAGTATCTGCGAGAGCTGTGGGTCTCACCTCATACATAACCGCTGTTCAAGGCCCTCATGGTGGTGGTGCTCCAATTGAAGTAGGAATAACTGTTCCCGCTAATCAAAATGCATTTATTAGGTATCAGGCGTTTACTAGATATCAAAATGGATTCTTCCAGAGTACTTACTATCCTGTAGCGTTTGTTGGGCCCAACTACATTGGCACCGCATTTGGTCGAATGACTGTGTACACGGGCGCGGGCGGAGACTTCGCAAGAATACCCACCTTTCCCCGCGCATCTGCTCGTACAATTACATATAGTGGTGCCACTGGTGATGAAGGTCTTGGCGACAACATGACGACCACTAGTTACATCGGGGACTTTACTAGAGACTTTGCTCGATTGTTCACAGGTGATTTTGTAGGTACTGAATCATTTGCTGGCAACTTGGCCTTTGCGGGTAATTATGTTAACTATGTAAATGCGTTTACTAGAACCAGTACTAGAGTTTTCCAGAGAACTTCGACCCGTTCTTCGACTAGAGCATTTACCAGAGAACGCAATACAATATTTACCAGAGAACGACTTAGCGCATTTACCAGAACGTCAACTAGAACCAGTACTAGAGATAGTACTAGCGTTTTCACTAGAAACCGTGTATCTAGTTATAGCCGTGGTTTTACAGGTAACTATGTCAACTATGCCGGTGTATTCACTCGTGTGATGATCTACGTTTCGACTCGCACTAGTTCAAGAGATTTTATTGGTAACCGAATATCTTCTTATGCAAGAGACTTCATCGGTAATTACAGTCGGAATCGTGTATCTGGATACTCTAGAGGATTCATAGGCAACTATGTCAATGATTTCCAACGAACACGTGTGACTGATTCTACTCGAACTAGTACTCGATCAAGAACTTCAACTTATCAACGGACTCGTGTTACCCCAAGAACATCTTCATACCAGAGAACTCGTGCGTCCACGTTCAGTAGAACACGAGCGTCAAGTTATATCGGAGATTTTGTAACTGATCACACCGAAGATTACGTAGGCGACTTCACTCGAACTAGTACTAGAACCAGACAGGTTGCGTATGCTGGGGATTATACTGCGGAATATGCTGGTGATTACACTGGTAACTATGTCAACTATGTGAATGCGTTTACTGGTAACTACGCTGGTAATTATGTGAACTTAGTTAATCCATTTACTAGAGACAGAATATCTTCTTACACAAGAGATAGAGTATCTACATTTGTTGGTGAGTATACTAGGGTGTGTTCAGAAACCTATATAGGTAACTACACTGGAGTTTATACCAGAGCTTTCGGTACTAACTCAACACAATCTTTCTTGGGTAATTACACAGGGATAACAGTTTCAACAACATCTAGTGTCATTGATACTTATACGTTATATGTTAGAAAATCCTAATTCCAAATCGTATAAATAGAATTAGGATTTAAACTAACTGAGTGAACAGGTCAATATGGCATTTTCTGATATACCGATTAGAATCAAAGAATCGTATCAAGGCGGCAGCAACGCTAACTTTGATGCGAATGATTTGGCGCAATATTCTCCGACACAAGAACAGATATTATCGTACCTTGCCGGAAAGGAAATACTATCATATTCCCCCACAAACACTACAGACAACTATACTGGTTACATCGGTAACGGTGCATTAGGGTCACTAAACACTAGTGCCAATCGATCTAGTATAGGTAACTATATCGATACCCGATATGGTCAATCAGACGGAACTCACCCGTCATCGAATATATCGATAACCACAACTACAACAGATCTTTTTACTAGGAACCCATTGTTCTCTAGTATCTCAAGTGCAAACAACAAACTGGGATCCAGTGGTCTTCCCGAATCAGGGTTCAAATGGCCCGTGATATTTGACGCAGATCTAAAGAGTATGCGTCTACCTACATTTGCGGAGACAGAATCGTTTTCCGATAGAATCAATAGTTACATTGCGACTAACACTTGGCCTGGCACATATTACTTAGGTACATCTGCGCCCAGTGATGGTGATACTTGGGCGGTACACCAATCGTCCGTCTTTTCTGATACACTGAACACTCTTGCTGCCACTAACTACAACCTATATGTAAAGACAGACTTAGCGTCACCCCCAACCACAGATGCGAATAATCGTGCGATCTTTAGTTGGATGGGTAATACAGAGTCATACGACACTGATACCACTGACGTTAGAAATCACGGTCTGAACGAAACCATTGCAATGGTCACCACAACTGGTGTAAGATATTCTGCGATATATCCTAATACAGTCATAACAGAGAAACAGACTGACGGTACCACCAGTACACTAGTGACCACTAGTTCGACTGAACCTGCCAGAGGGCCCATTAATGTAACAGCTGGTCGAAGTTACTATGGTGACAAACCTATTGAGTTACACAAGAATGATGGTGGACATGCCTTGGTTCCTTGGTCTTTGCGTGGTCGTGAGTTCGGTGCGTTCTCTGATCGATACGGAGACAGTACATATTTCTTATTTGCAAAAGAAGCGTGTACCGTAGAGTTTTTTGTAAACGAAACAAACGGTATTAATGGCACCGCAACAAGAACTGTATCACTAAGTGCAAACACAGTGACCGAAGAAACTTTTACTGGAATTGATGGTCAGTGGGTGTTTATCACGTCTAATAAAGACATCATTGTTTCAGCAAAAGAACAACAAGGAGATAAACTCAGAATACCACCCGCTGTTCAAACCGTATATCGTTCATACGATTCTTACGAAAGAACCACCGTAAACACTGAACCCACAGATGCCAGCGGTAATTCTATATCCGACAGTAATGGTTATAATGTTGTCGCATTTAGAGCCGGTGATGGTGCCGGTAGTGATGCAAGCCAAGGTCTAGGTGAAGAGTTCTTATCAAACACTTTTTCTTGGGGTGATGCACTAAAAGACTATAACATTGTCGCAAGAGATGCCGACACCGTTGTTACCGTATCATATTGGAACACGTCAGATAACGATTGGGTGGTACAAGAGTATCACTACATGAACGCAAACAATATGGTTGCACGTAATGGTAATGACGGGCCAGGCACTGACGGTGCATCAGGTGATCAGGACGGTGCTAGCACAGTATCACCATTTGCGGGCGGTGCCAACCTATGGAAGTTCGAATCAAACAATCCTATCTTGGTGAGAGTCAACGATACAGCTGGTGATGAAGAACTAGTGATGGGTTGGACATCTACTCTTGCTGAAGATGGATATGATACGGGAACCTTCCAAGGTTTTCGTGAGATGACTGACTATCAGATGGGGTTCACCTTCGGTCAACTCGCAGCTAACCGTAGAGCAACTATAGGTAACATTGGATCATACGAATTACGTAGTTCATCTCAAGGTGTTCCAACAGCATCTGGAACATGGACAGTAAGGGGAACAGCAACCGATACACGTAAAGATACGAGTGATGTTGCCTATACTAGAACCCGTGCATCCAATTACACCAGTGTAAGTACAAGAGATTTTGCACGTACTAGAAATTCTAACTTTACTCGTACTAGTCAACGGATCCGTAACTCTAGTTATACTGGTAACTACAATAGAGACTTTACAGGTAATTACACCGCAGATTACACAGGCGATTATTCTCGAACACGTGTTAGTAGTTATAGTCGTGGATTTGTCGGTAACTATAGTCGAGACTTTGTCGGAAACTATTCCAGAACTAGAACATCTAATTTCACTAGAAATCGGGTAACACCTAGAAACTCTAATTATACGGGTAACTACTTAGCGTCACGTTTTTCAACGTTCTCAGCTGATTACACACGAACTCGTGATAGTAGTTTCACCGGCAACTATGCACCAAATTATGTTGGTAACTATAGTCGAGACTTTGTCGGAAACTATGCACGAGATTTCATTGGTAACTATACAGGCGACTTCGCTAGAACATCGACTAGAGTAAGTACTCGTGGTCGAGTCAGTAACTATACTAGCGTGTTTACCAGAGATCGCACTAGTGCATATACCACTGTCTTCACTAGAGATCGCGTCAGTGCCTACACAACAGACTTTACTCGTACCAGAGTTTCATCGTATAGCGGTGTTTATAGTAGAACAAGAGTTTCATCGTATACTAGTACATCAACTCGTACTAGAGTAGAGACGTACAACCGAAACTTTGCTGGTGATTATGTTGGGAACTATGCTCGCAATTTCGCCGGAGAGTACAGTCGTAACTTTGTAGGAAATTATAGCCGAGACTACACTGCGGAATATGCTGGTGATTATGTTGGGAACTACTCTAGAAACTTCGGTGGGGATTATACTGGAGACTTCACACGTTCATTCGAAGGAAACTATTCTAGAAACTATGTCGGTAACTATGCCAGAGACTTCGTAGGTGATTTTACTGGTAACTATAACCGAAACTTCATAGCATATTTTGCTGGTGATTTTACTGGTAATTACACCAGAACTTCACAGAGAGTAAGTACTCGTGGCCGAGTCAGCACATATTCTAGAACTCGTATAACACCCCGAAATAGTTCATATACCAGACTTTCTGTACGTAACAGAAGTAGTGCATATACTAGCGTCTCTACACGCAATAGAAGTAGTGCATATACTCGATCCAGACCATCTACTTATACTAGAAATAGAAGTAGTGCATATACTAGCGTCTCTACTCGTACATCCACACGTACACGTAACTCTGCTTACACTCGTTCAAGGGTTTCTGCATATACCAGAACTAGACCTAGCAGTTATAGTGGCGCATATACACGTTTACGACTCAGTGCATATACTCGAACCTCCTCAAGAACAGTGGCCTATGCGGGTAACTATTCCAGAGTATCAACCTATACGGGTAATTATAGTCGTGCATTTGCCGGCAATTATACTGGTAACTTCTTAGGTAATTACGCTAGAGGTTTCGCTGGTAACTACGTTGGTAACTATCAAAGAGGATTCGTTGGTGACTACGCCGGTAATTATGTCGGGAACTATTCTAGAAACTTTGCTGGTAACTACGTTGGTAACTATCAAAGAGGATTTGCTGGGGATTTTGTTGGTAACTTTGTAGGTAACTATGGCCGAAACTTAGTATTTACAGGTAACTTTGTAGGTAACTACAGTCGTGGATTCTCTGGTGATTTTACTGGTAACTACAGTCGTGGATTCGCTGGTAACTACACTGGTAACTATCAAAGAGGATTTGCTGGGGATTTTGTTGGTAACTACACTGGTAACTATGCTAGAAACTATGCTGGTAACTTCACTGGTAACTATGCTAGAAACTATGCTGGTAACTTCGTTGGTAACTTCACTGGTAACTATGCTAGAAACTATGCTGGTAACTTCACTGGTAACTATACTCGTGTTCTTTACTACGTAGGAAACGCTGCGTATACCCGTGTTTCGGTCAGGTATGGATCGTTTGCTCGAACCCAAGCCTTTTCGAGATATTATTGGCCTAACGCTTACTTCTACACTCGAAATTTGTATTACGTGGGTACTGGGTATTATACGGGTAACTATAGTCGTGGTGTCGCGTTTAGTCGGACAAATTCATATACTCGTACATCGACTCGTACTAGTTCGAGAGCTTTCACCCGCGTGTCAACTAGAACATCGACTCGTACTAGTGCGAGAAACTATCTTCGTACATCGACTCGTACTAGTGCGAGAAACTATCTTCGTACATCGACTCGTACATCGACTCGTACTAGAAACAGCGCTTACACTCGTACATCGACTCGTACTAGAAACAGCGCTTACACTCGGCAATCGACTCGTTTACGACTCAGTTCATATACTCGTACACGAGCTACTAATTATTCTAGGGGTAGTACTTATACTCGTACACGAGCTACTAATTATACGCGCACGAGACTGAGTGCTTATACTGTTACATCAACTCGTACTAGAACCAGTTCTTACAACCGTACATCGACTCGTACCTCGACTCGTGTACGACTCAGTTCATATGCTCGTACTTCAACTAGAACACGTTATAGTGCATATACTAGAACCAGAATTACAGACTCTACCAGAAGTCGAGTAAGTACGTACACTCGCGCTAGAGGGTCAACTCTAGTTTTTACTAGAACTCGAAATTCTACATTTAACTACACTGGTAACTACTCACGTGGTTTCACTGGCGATTATACTGGTACTTACAGTCGGAACTTTGTAGGAAACTATACCAGAGGTTTCACTGGTAACTACAATCGTGGTTTCGCTGGTGATTATGTTGGTAACTACACTGGTAACTACGCCCGAACGTATGTCGGTAATTATGGTAGAACCTTTGTAGGAAACTATAGTCGAGTCTTCGCTGGTGATTATACTGGTAACTATGCTCGTGCGTTTGCGGGTGATTACACAGGTAATTACAACCGAGCGTTTGTCGGTGACTTTATTGGTAATTATGGTAGAACCTTTACGGGTGATTATACTGGCGATTATATCGGGGACTACACAAGAATATCTACACGTGTTAGTGCAGTTACTCGCACATCAGCATATACTAGAACTCGTATAACGCCTAGATCTAGTACCTACGCACGAACTAGAGGTAGTAGTTACGCACGAACTAGAATCGAAAATTACACATCTTTATTTACTAGAGTCCGAACTAGTAGTTACGCTCGTACTTCAACCAGAACATCGACTTCAATTCGACCGTCAGCCTATGTTCGTACACGTACTAGTGTTTACTCACGAGTTCGCGGAAGTAACTATACAAGAACATCGGTTAGGACTAGAGTCTCTGGATATTCTCGTAGTTTTGCCGGTGATTATATTGGCAACTATACTCGTGGTTTTGTTGGAGAATACACTGGTACCTATAATAGAGACTTTGCTGGTAACTATACAGGCGATTTCACTAGAACCTTTGCTGGTGATTACACAGGTAATTTCACCAGAGTATTTGGTGGTAACTATACAGGCGATTTCACTAGAACCTTTACGGGTGATTACACAGGTAATTACACATCTCATTACACAACAGACTTCATCGTCACAAGAGTATCTGCATATAGTAGAACAAGACCTTCTACATATACTAGAGCTCGTACCTACGCAAACTTCGTAGGAGAAACAGGAACTTACGCTGGTGGATTTACACGTATTCGTCCATCAAGTTTTGCTGGGAATTACACCGGCAACTATGCACGGGAGTATGTCGGTGACTTCTTGAGAGTAAGTGTTGGTCAGTACGCAGGTGATTTCATCGGAAACTATACCGCAGACTATGTTGCTCATTATGCACGTACTAGAGTTTCCGCATTTACCAGAAATAGAACATCGGTATATACTCGTGGTTTTGTTGCAATATATACTAGATTGAGAAACAGTAATTTTAATAGAAATAGAACATCGTCATATACCAGAGAGTCTATAACTCCATTCACGGGAAATTATGTTGGTGATTATGTCGTACCTTACCTTGGAAACTATACCGCAGATTACACAGGTGATTATGGTAGAAATTTTGTAGGAAATTACTCAGGAACAACAATTGGACAAAGTACATCCACTGTAGAGACTTATACACTGTACTTACGAACTGCATAAATAATTGCACGATATATCATCGAAACAACTGAGGAGATTGAGATGAGTAGTAGAAAATGGTTAGATAATGCTTTTTGGGAAACTGAAGACAAGAAAGAATTAAACTGTATTTTAGAATTAGAAGACGATATTGGCCGAGTGACTAGACAGGTCATGCGTCTGAATCAGTTAGATAAAGAAGGTAATGTTAACGAGGATTATGAAGAAGTCGTTGAGGTATTAACTGAAAAGTTAATTGACGATAATACGTCTGATCGTAAGGTTCGTAAGAAACAAGAGAAGGAAGAGAAACAACAACGTGACGTTGAACACGCGAAGGCACGTAAACTTGAAGATCTTTTCAACTATAAGATGGAAGCGTTCGAAGTAGAAGAAGTAAAATCTTCGAAGAACCGTAAACTGAAAGCAAAACTTAGACGTGCAAAGAGTAGAATCGAAGTTGACATGTACGCGATTATGATTCTCCAAGATAGTATAGCTTTGGAAGAGGCAGAGGTCGATGGAAAAGAGTAAGGGTATTGTAATTGTTGCATCGAACAAACCAAACTTTTATGTTTATGCAATCAACCTGATAGATTCTATACGTGACTACCACGAAGATGCCAACATTACATTGGTATGTGAACCTTGGATGATCGATGAACGTGCAGAAGACTTAGCGGATAATATTATACATTGCGACAACCACTACCGTGCCAAACTATGGGGCATGGCGAAATCTCCTTATGATATAACAATGTATATTGACGCTGATATGGAATGTGAACACGAAGACATCGCAAAGGTCTACGATGAGTTAGGTGACTATGATGTCATGTTCTCTGAATTGACAGATGATCGTGATTACATTTATGCTGAACGAGACTTCAGTACTCCCGAAGGGCCCGCGAAGTTTACTCTTTGTGGGGGTGTTTGTCTTTACGACATGACCAAACCTATTGTCCGTGAGTTCATGGATGACTGGTGGGATTTGACTCGTAGACAGATGAATGACTCTTGGTGGCCAGAAGGATATGCAGACAGTCTCAAGTCTTGGGATCAGTTCTCTCTTTGGTGGTTAACTGAGAAAGACCCGAAGTACAAGGATCTGAAAGTAGGAATATTTAAAGATGATTTGCGTTGGAATTACTATAACGCATTTAATTGGCAAAAAACTAGACCAGAAGGTGAAGTTGTACTGAGACATTACTCTTGCGGTCTGGATAAAGACGGACATATTTTATGAGTGAAGTAGACTATAGGATGCAAACCATCCCTATTAATAATCCAGAGTTAATTCAAATTCTTGATGACTATAGGAAAGCTAGAGAACTCGATGGGTTCGAAGAGTATATGCATTTGTCATGCAAAAATGTTTCCGACAAAAAGGACTACTTTACTGGCCCCGAATATCTTCAAGAAATTATTGCACAAGGTCAACGACACGAAGGATTCCCAGATCAAATGTATGGTTATGAGTTTCGAGTTAATACTAAACTGCATAGATTCTTTAAAAATGACTTTGCTCAATCTACTCACGAAGCGGGATTCCGTTCTGATTTTATGAAGTTGTTGACGGAAACGAATACCAAGATGATTAATTTCATGGGTTGTCGTAACAATGCATTATCTGCTGCGTACCCAAAAGACGGATTTATCGCTTGGCATAACAATGCGAATGCAGCTGCGTGGAATATGATTTTCACATACAGTGAAACAGGTGATGGTTGTTTCAAGTATTGGGATTTAGAAAAACAAGAGATCGTGGTCATGCAAGATAAGCCAGGTTGGCAGTTGAAAGCGGGATACTTCGGTAGTTATAGAGAAGAAGATAAAATTTTCTATCATGCTGCAGAGACTAATTGCTGGCGACAAACCGTTTCTTTTTGTTTCGATGCGTCATCGACTTCACAACAATTCCGTGAAGAAATAATAGATGAAATAATGTCGGAATAAAGAACCTAATTGTTATAAATAAAGCAAGACAAGAAAACATTTTTTAAAGACGGAACTAATGGCAGAATACGAAGACTTTAACATTGACCAAGGTGCAGATGTTGCAATTGAATTGCATCTTCAGAACACTGACGGTACTAAAAAAGACTTGACCGCACATACAGTCACGTCTAAAATGAAAAGAAATTACAATGCTGGCGCAGAAGGCACGGTAGAATTTACTACAACCCTCGCTAATCCGCCAACTAATGGAGTAGCAATACTCGCATTGACAAACGAACAGACTGATCAATTGGTCACGACTGGTCGTTACGTATATGATGTAGAAGTTTCTTATGTGGATGAAGACAATAATATTATTATTGAACGTGTCCTCGAAGGAAAAATAAAAGTTAACCCATCAGTTACACGATAGGGGAAAGGGAAAGATGGCGGTTATAGTTACTACTAACGGAACGACTAGAGTAAAGAAAGTTATTGTAGGTCGTCCCGTGAGAAGAATTAACAGTGCTACTGGCAATATCAACAACTTGGCGGGAGTTGATACGTCCGGTGCAGTGCAAGGTAGTGTCCTCGTTTATGATGAAACATCTTCCAACTTTATAGCAATCACAGACTTAGAAGATCAAAATCTTAACGGAGGCCAATACTAATGGCAAGTAAAATTCTAATAAAACGTTCGGGAAGCGCTGGTGCTCCCTCTGCGTTACGTTCAGGTGAAATGGCATATAGTTATGCTACTGGACATCAAAAATTATTTATAGGTTGGGGCGCAGAAACAACGCCTGGCGAAGCGGACAACATCGGTGTTATCGGTGGTGTTTACTTCACTAGTATGTTGGATCATGCTGCCGGTACACTGACCGCATCGTCAGCGTTGATTGTTGATGCTAACAAAAAGATTGACAACTTAAAAGTAGATAACCTCGATCTTAATCTCAACACAATCAGCACAACAAATGCTAACGGTAGTCTTGTTTTAGATCCAAATGGAACAGGTAGTGTTGATGTCAGTTCGTCTAAGATTATCAATGTTACTGATCCAACTGCTAATACTGACGCAGCTACTAAATCATATGTTGACACTCAGGTAGGTAATGTTGTATCGGACTTCACTATCAGTGATGGAACAGACTCAGATGTATTTACTACTGGTCAGACATTAACGTTTGACGGTGGAACAGGTATAACTTCAACAGTAACAGATAACCAAGTTAGTCTCGCCATCACTAACACAGGTGTGACCGCCGCCACCTATGGTACTACTACTGCAATTCCTGCGATCACTATAAACGCACAAGGTCAAATTACTTCTGCAACTACTAACTCGATCTCAACTACTCTGGCAGTTGCAGTAGATAATGCTGGTGCCGCTGGAGACTCTTCTGGTACAATCGCATTAGGTTCTGATACATTAACGTTTGTTGGTGATTCATCTCAAGGTATTGAAGTCTCTTTCAATAATGAAGATAAGAAACTTACTATTTCAAGCGAAGATGCAACAGTAACTAATAAGGGTGTTGCAAGTTTTGCTACGGCAGACTTTGGAGTTTCGAGTGGTGAGGTAACTATTAAGGCTGGTGGTGTATCGAATACACAACTTGCTGGTTCTATTGCAAACGGCAAACTGACAAATAGTTCATTAACCGTTACTGCGGGTGACGGTCTTGGTGGTGGTGGTTCAGTAGCACTTGGTAGTTCAGTATCTCTTAATGTAAACGTAGATGACTCTACTATTGAGACAAATGCCGATACACTCCGTGTTAAAGACAGTGGTATTACTAACGCTAAACTTGCAAACGACAGTCTCACAATTGGTACTACTGAAATTGCACTTGGTGCATCATCCACAGTACTTGCTGGTTTAACTCAGATCGATGTCGATAATATCCGAATCAAGGATAACACAATCAGTACAACTGATGCTGGTGACACGACACTTTTCATAAATCCCAACCCTGTTGGTGATTCTGGTACAGTTATTATCCAAGGTGACTTGACGGTTCGTGGTACTACAACAACCATCAACTCCACAGAAGTTACTATCAATGACTTGACACTTGGTCTTGCAGATAGCGCTGATAATGCTGCAGCTGCAGATGGTGCTGGTCTTATCGTTGGTTCCGGATCATTCTCAGGTGGAACCCGTCCAACGTTCTTGTATGAAGCATCTGGTGACAAGTGGATAGCTAACAAAACCCTTGACGCAACTATCCTTGGTATGTCCGAGACGATCGATGACCGTGTATCAAGTCTATTGTTGGCTGGTGAAGGAATCGACCTTACCTATGATGATAATGGTGGTTCATTAACTGTTACCGCAGAAACCGCGACTGATACCAATCTAGGTGTTGCGAAGTTCCCAACTGCGAACTTTACGTTAACATCCGGATCTGTTGCGATCAGTACAATTGACGGTGGAACATACTCATAAATAAGTGTACCGACTCCCTTCGGGGAGTCTAAACTTATAATTATTCGGAGATAGGTCTTGAGTACAACTATTAAACATAAGAAGAGCACGGTCAAGGGCGTTGCGCCTGGCACCAGTGATCTCGTTCTAGGTGAAATTGCGATAAATACCAACGAAGGTATAATTTATATAAAGACCGAAGACTCTAGTAGTGCGGTAGATATCATAGATTTTAATCAACTCAGAGTATATAACTCTTCGGGTACAAGGATCAATTAATGGCCAGTCCAAATTCTAGACAAGAGATGATCGATTACTGCTTGCGTAGTTTGGGTTCACCCGTGATCGAAATAAACTGTGATGACGAACAAATCGAAGATCGTGTCGATGAAGCTATGCAATGGTTCCGTGAGAATCACCCAGACGGATCTCGTAGACACTACATGTCATTCGCCTTAACACAAGACGATATAGACAACGGTTACGTTGATCTGGCGGACGATAGTATCACTACTGTTGTACGTGTATTCCCAATCAATACTGTTTCTCAATCAACAAATTTCTTTGACATCAAATATCAAATGATGTTGAATGACGTGACCGACCTAAATAACTTTGCCGGTGATATCGCATACTACGAACAAATGCAACAACATCTATCGTTACTCGACATGAAACTGACGGGTATTCCAGAGATGACACATGACCGACAAGGTAATCGTCTGTACTTCTATGTGAGTAGTGAGAAACTTTCGGTCGGTGATAATATTGTATGTGAAGTTTACGGGATACGAACTCCCGATTCTACTACAGAATACAATTCATTGTGGAACCATAAGTTCCTTAAAGAGTATACCACAAGTCTCATTAAAAGGCAATGGGGAACTAACCTATTAAAGTTTGATGGTATGACCTTGCCTGGCGGTGTTCAGATCAACGGACGTTCTATCTTTGAGGACGCGAATAACGAGATCGAACAAATTAAAGTTAGGTTTAGGGAAGAGGAAGATGTAGGCCCTATCTTCTTCGTAGGATAACATGGCAACAAATCCATATATAAGTAAAAAGGTACGTTCAGAACAACACCTATATGAAGACATCGTAATCGAGTCTTTAAAGTTCTATGGTGAGGACGTATACTATCTCCCACGTGAGATTGTCAACAAGGATAAGATCTTTGGTGACGACATTCCCTCACGTTTTTCTGACGCCTACAAGATTGAGATGTACATCGAAAACCAAGAAGGTTTTGATGGAGAGGGAGACCTGTTCACTAAATTCGGTATTGAGTTACGTGACCAAGCAACCTTTGTTGTCGCACGTAGACGTTGGAAGAAGATGGTGGGTGACAATCTGGCTGAGAACGGTTTCCGTCCTCGTGAGGGTGATGTCATCTATCTACCTATGTCGGAGTCTATGTTCGAAGTTCTCAAGGTAGAGACTGAGACGCCATTCTATCAGTTGAGTAACCTACCTACATTCCGTATGCAGTGTGAGTTATTCGAATACAGCGATGAAGACTTTGATACTGATATTGCATCTATTGATGCGGTAGAGTATGAAGGTGCGTTCCAGTATAAAGTTACAATGAATACAAGTGATCAGAATCTTCCTTCGTTGACACCAGTACTGGACGATCAAGGTAGAATCAGTGAAGTTACGGTCAATTCATCGGGATCTGGTTATACCTCCGCACCTGTATTGAATTTCCCTGTTATCTCGAATCAGTCAGTATTTGGCGCATCATCTTTCCACGCATTCCTTGGTCACGGCGACGAAAGACAGTATCTATTGTCTAGTAATATTGGTACGGTAGAACTATTCTTTAAGGTTAGAAATCTACCTACAAGTGGTCAACAAGCATTGTTGTACACAGGCGGAAATGACTTGAAGTCACAACAAGTGATCGGTGTTAATCAGTCGGGTAATGTCGTCTATTCTTATAATGATAATGACGGACAAGGTCAGAAAGAATTAAGCGGAACTTCCGTCTCTATATCTGGTTGGAACCACTTCTTATTTGGTGTTGATAATGACAGTGCCGGTGGAGATCCTAAACGAGTATATGCGTACCTAAATGGTACAGAACTTTTGGATTCGGTTTCACCTGTCTCGCATGACCTTATCAATGGTACTGGATATGCGGTCGGTGGTTTGGCTGCACGTATTGCAGACAGTATCGAATATGGAATCTTTGATGGTTATATCGATGAGTTCCGTGGCTTAGCGGGTAATCGTGCAACTATTCTGGATAGCCGACTCGACAGTAACTCAGAATTGATAGTCCCAACATCTCCGTATGATAGTGATGTTAATACTGCTAAGATTAATAGTGCTGACGGTACTAACGCTGTATTGACTGCGGTACTGTCCAACGGTGGTGTCGGTTCTGTCGATATCGTTAATGCTGGTTTACATTACACTTCTGTCCCAACAATAACTATAGACGCACCTACCGATGGTGGTCAGTTCGTTGTCGGTGAAACTGTAACTCAGACCAACTCTGAATACACAATCAAAGGTGAAGTTACTAGATGGAATGATAGTGATCGTATATTACAACTTGCTCATGTTGGTAGTACAGACGGAAAATATCGTACATTCACTGACACTACACCAATAGTCGGAGTATCGTCCGAAGCAGAGTGGGTTCCGAAACTTGTAGAAGAACTACAAGAAATTCAACAGACAGCCCAAAATAAAATATTTGATGATTTTGAGTCAGACTTCTTAGACTTCTCAGAATCCAATCCATTTGGAGATTTGTTCTAATGTTTGGATCTTGGTTTTATAACAAGAGAGTTCGTACTGCCGTATCGGTATTCGGTTCTATTTTTAACAATCTTCACGTGTTGCGACAGAACTCTGCTGGAGAGACTATATCTCAAGTTAAAGTTCCTTTATCATATGCACCCAAGAGATCCTTTATAGAACGTCTTGCGGAAATGCAAAAGGGTGAGGACGCAGAACGTAGGGTGGCCATCAAGTTACCACGTATGTCGTTCGAGATAACTAACTTGGTGTATGATGCAGAGAGGCAGTTACCCAAGGTAAACCAGTTCACCAGATCCGTAACTGACGTTACTAAGAAGAAGAAATTCTATACATCTGTTCCTTACACAATGGGGTTTCAATTGAACGTATATGCAAAGTCTCAGGATGATGCGTTACAGATAGTCGAACAGGTTATACCTTATTTCAATCCGCAGTATACTTTGTCGGTAAAACCATTTACTGATTACGCAGAGATTGTTGAGGATGTGCCGATTATACTTAATGGTATTTCTTTCTCAGATGACTTCGAGGGATCGGTAGGACAAAGACGTACTATCATATACACTCTGGACTTTGAAATGAAGATGTCATTCTATGGCCCAGACAAAGATTCATCTATCATCCGTGAAGTGGACGCAAACTTCTTCTTAAAAGAAGAGGGTTTCAACGACAGTGACCTATTTGTCGAAAGACTAAATATAACACCAAGTCCCACTAATGTGTCACCAGATAGTGACTACGGGTTTAATGAACTACTGTATGATATCGAGAAATAATGGCTGATGATAAGAATGTTAACACGGATTATGAGTACTCTCGCGATACCTACTACGAGTTAATCGAGAAGGGTAGAGAGTCGTTAGAACTCATGATTGAAGTGGCACGGGAGTCAGAACACCCCCGTGCATTTGAAGTATTATCCGGAATGATAAAGAACATTTCGGATGTTAACGATAAACTGATGGACTTGAACAAAAAGAACAAGGACATTAAACAAGAACCCAAACAGATTGGACAAGAAGGTGGAACCACCAACAACAATGTGTTTATAGGTTCTACTGCTGACCTTCAGCGAATACTACGTGATGAGGAAAAAGTGATTGATGTTGAACCCAGCAGAGAAGAATAACTACCTCGGTAATCCCAACGTAAAGAAAGATGGGGTTGCAGAGGAGTGGACTGAGGAGTCGGTAAAAGAATACGCTAAGTGTATGAATGACCCAGCGTATTTTGCAAGAACCTACGTAAAGATTATATCACTTGATGACGGATTGGTTAACTTTAACTTGTATCCATATCAAGAGAATATGTTTAACCACTTTAACGATAATCGTTTCTGCGTAGTACTTGCTTGCCGTCAATCGGGAAAAAGTATTTCGTCTGTGGTTTACATTCTATGGTACGCGATATTTCATCCAGAAAAAACAATTGCAGTTCTTGCCAACAAAGGTGCAACTGCAAGGGAGATGTTAGGTCGTGTTACGCTCGCATTGGAAAACTTACCGTTCTTTTTACAGCCAGGTTGTAAAGCACTCAATAAAGGTAGTATTGAGTTTAGTAATAACTCTAGAATTATTGCAGCTGCCACCTCAGGCAGTTCTATTCGTGGTATGTCTGTCAACCTCCTGTTTCTTGATGAGTTCGCTTTTGTGGAAAGAGCAAATGAATTCTACACTTCCACATATCCTGTCGTGTCGGCTGGTCGAGAAACTAAAGTCATTATTACATCTACCGCCAACGGAATCGGAAACCCATTCGAGAAAATCTGGACAGGTGCAAAGCAAGGAGTAAATGATTTTAAACCATTTGAGGTCAACTGGCATGATGTGCCAGGCAGGGACGAAGAATGGAAACGACAGACAGTAGCGAACACATCACAACTTCAGTTCGATCAAGAATTTGGTAACACCTTCTTCGGAACAGGTGACACACTAATAAACGCAGAGACACTTCTATCTCTACGTGCATCTAACCCCATCGAATATCTAAATGGTGGGGACTTCCTAGTTTACGATAAACCACAACCACAACATGAATATCTCATGATGGTGGACGTAGCGAAAGGAAGAGGACAGGACTATTCTACGTTTAACGTAATCGACATTAGCGTGAAACCTTTTAAACAGGTCGCCGTCTATCGCAATAATTCTATATCGCCTGTGCTTTTTCCTAATATTATATATAAGTATGCGAATCTCTACAACGAAGCATATGTGGTAATCGAGTCAAATGATCAAGGTACGGTCGTATGTAATGGGTTGTATTATGATCTAGAATATGAGAACGTGTTTGTATCATCTGCGGTAAAGTCGGACTCCATTGGTATTGAGATGACCCGCAAGACTAAACGTCTAGGTTGTACTGCAATCAAGGATATTCTTGAGGAGAAGAAACTAGAGATCGTGGATGAGAATACCATCTTGGAGATATCTACCTTCGTAGGTAAAGGACAATCATACGAGGCGAGTGATGGTAACCATGATGACTTGATGATGAACCTAGTAATGTTTGGATACTTTGTATCAACACAGTTCTTTGCGGATATGACCGACATCAACCTAAAAGAGATGATGTTTGAGGAACAGATGAGACAGATAGAAAACGATGTTCCTCCAGCTGGATTTATCGATGATGGGACAGAATATATCGCGCATGAAGAGTCTCAGAGATTAGAGGGTGAGGATATTGAGGATTGGATGAACAGAACACATGGCACTGTAGGTGTAAGTGAATGGTAAAATACCCGAATGTATAAATAAAGGTATTGAAGAAAAAATCGTATAATGTACACTTATAATTCGCAAACCGAAAAAAGGAAAAAGTTATGGCAACATCAGCTTCTCCCGCAATTGTAGTCAAAGAGATTGATCTCACTGGTGTAGTACCCAGTGTAACGTCATCGACTGGCGCCTTTGTTGGGAATTTTCGTTGGGGGCCTGTACAAGAACGCACACTAGTAGCAGATGAATCTGGTCTAGTAAGCGTCTTCGCTGCACCCGACACAAGTAATGCCGTAGATTTTATATCTGCTGCAACATTCTTAAAATATTCAAACTCACTTTACGTTGTACGTGAAGCAACGGACTCTGCCGTTAATGCAAGTTCTTCTCATGTAGTAGGTATCGAAGATGTTGATAGTTCTGGTATGGCGATTCAAATTCGCAACCGTGATCATTTCGACACATTGAACCTAGGCGTAGTCGGAACATCGAACACTGGTTCTTTTGTCGCTAAGTACCCTGGCGAGTTAGGTAACGCATTAGCGGTCTCCTTCTGTCCTGCTGGCGATTCTGCTTTTGATCTTTGGGATTACAAAGGCGCATTCGACCAAGCTGCGGGAACTTCACCGTACTTGACAGCAATTAACGATTCATCAACTAATGATGAAATGCACGTTGCTGTTGTCGATCGTACTGGTGCAATCTCTGGTACTAAAGGAACTGTTCTAGAAACATTCCCACACGTATCTACACTGAAAGGTGCTTCGACTCCAGATGGAACCCCGAACTACATCTCAGACGTTATCAACAATAAGTCTAACTACATTTGGAACGGTTACTTCGGTGACGATTCTGCGTTTGGTGTAGCACACGATAACTTCGGAGATCTGATCGGAGAGACCGCTTCTGTCGATTCTGCTCAAGACTACGGTACCCCATTGGCCGGTTGGACAAACGCAAAAAGCGTTGTTAGTTTGGGTCGAGGAACAGATGGTTCTGATATCGGTACTGGCGAATACGCTACTGGTTTTGATCTGTTCGAAGACGTTGAAACTGTACAAGTTGACATGTTGATTGCTCCTGCTCACGCTAACAAGACTGACGGTAACACTGTTGTAAATGATCTTGTTGGAATTGCTAAAGGACGTAAAGATTGTGTTGTAACTACTTCCCCCGATAAGGCTTCGATTACAGGTACTACTCCTGTAACTAGCACTACTTCGTTTGCGAGTGGTTGTACCCGATCATCATACCTAGTTGTTGATAACAACTGGTTCAAGGTATATGACAAGTATAACGACCAATACATCCAAATCCCAGCTAACGCTGGTACCGCCGGTCTATTCGCTGGTACTGACGCAGTAGCTGCGCCATGGTTCTCTCCTGCTGGACAGAGACGTGGTAACTACTTGGGTGTAACAGACATTCTATCTAACCCTAACAAGACTCAGAGAGATACTCTGTATAAAGCAGGTGTTAACCCAATCGCCAACATTCCTGGCGCTGGTGTTATCCTGTTCGGTGACAAGACCTTTGAATCACGTCCAAGTGCATTCGATCGAATTAACGTTCGTAGATTGTTCCTTGTTCTTGAACGTCAAATTGCTCTTGCTGCCAAGAACGTAATGTTTGAATTCAATGACGAGTTTACTCGTGCAGAGTTTACAAACATCGTAGAACCTTTACTTCGTGAAGTACAGGGTCGAAGAGGTATCACTGACTTCCGTGTCGTTTGTGACGAAACAAACAACACACCAGCAGTCATTGATAGAAATGAATTTATCGCTTCAATCTTCATCAAACCCGCCCGTTCTATTAACTTCGTAACGTTGAATTTCGTTGCAGTTAGAACTGGTGTTGAGTTTGACGAAGTAGTTGGCACGGTATAAGGGGAGATAAGAAATGGCTGTATTAGGTGTAGATGACTTTAAGTCAAAACTCCGTGGTGGCGGTGCTCGTCCCAATCTCTTCAAGGCAACATTGAACTTCCCTGCTTACGCTGGTGGAGATGTAGAACTTGCATCTTTCCTATGTAAGACAGCGGCATTACCTGTGTCAGAAATGGCACTGGTAACTGTTCCGTTCCGTGGACGCCAATTGAAGATTGCGGGCGATCGTACTTTCGCTAACTGGACTGTAACTGTAATCAACGACACAGACTTCAGTGTTCGTGACGCTATGGAGCGTTGGATGAATGGTATTAATGCACACGCTGCAAATACTGGTTTGTCTAACCCTGTAGATTACGAAGCTGATCTGTCAGTTGATCAACTAGACCGCAATGGAGATGTATTGAAAACATACAACTTCCGTGGTTGTTTCCCGACTAATGTGTCGGAGATTGCATTGTCTTACGAGACTAATGATGCGATCGAAGAGTTTACTGTAGAATTTGCTATCCAATATTGGGAATCAAATACTACTAGTTAATTCTGGTATAAGTAATGAATGGAAGGGGGGAATTGTCTCCCCTTCCATTTTACTATTAAGTTTTGAGGTTTTAAATGGCAGAAGACAATAATGGTCTAAAACTCTTTGGTTTTGAAATAAAGAGAGCGACCAAGGACAAGGACAAAGAAAAACTACCTTCTATCGTACCAACGGCTGATCCCGATGGTGCAGGGTACGTTACTGCCAGTGGTTCACACTTCGGTGCATACATTGATATGGACGGTGCGGACTCTAAGGACAACACACAACAAATTCAGAAATACAGGGGTGTTGCACAACATCCTGAAGTCGATGCTGCTATCGAAGATATTATCAACGAGTCTATCTCTGGTTCAGAAATGGAATCTCCGGTTGGTCTGGATCTCGATAAGGTAAAAGCATCAGATAAGATTAAGAAGAACATCATTGAAGAGTTTGAAGGCATCTGCGCGATGTTGAACTTCAATGAGTTAGGTCACGACATGTTCCGTTCGTGGTATGTAGATGGTCGTCTGTATCACCACTTGGTGGTAAACGAATCTAACCTGAAGGCGGGTATCCAAGAGATCCGTCCCATTGATGCTGCAAAGGTACGTAAAGTTCGTGAAGTAAAATATAAGAAAGATCCCACGACTAACGCAAAGATTGTAGAGAAGACCGAAGAGTTTTACATCTACCAAGAGAAATCTGGTACGCAGTCCGGTGTTAAGTTAAGTCCAGATTCAGTATCCTATGTTACGTCTGGTCTACTAGATCCTTCTAGAAAACGTGTAGTATCTTTCCTACATAAGGCAATCAAACCGATTAACCAATTGCGTATGATGGAAGATTCATTGGTAATCTACCGTCTCGCACGTGCGCCTGAACGCAGAATCTTTTATATAGATGTTGGTAACTTGCCTCCACAGAAGGCAGAGAAACACATGAAAGACATCATGTCTCGTTATCGTAACAAGTTAGTATACGATGCGAACACAGGTCAATTGAAAGATGATCGTAAACATATGTCTATGTTGGAAGACTTCTGGTTACCACGTAAAGAGGGTGGTCGTGGTACTGAGATCTCTACACTGCCTGGCGGTGAGAATCTTGGTCAGATCGATGACATTGTATACTTCCAGAAACGTCTATATAGATCTTTGAATGTTCCACTGTCGCGTTTGGAACAAGAGGCCCAGTTCTCTCTAGGTCGTGCGACAGAGATCAACAGAGATGAAGTTAAGTTCCAGAAGTTCATTGATCGTCTGAGAAAACGCTTCGCAACGTTGTTCCTAAATATCCTTCGTAAACAGTTAATACTTAAAGGTATTATCACTGAGTTGGATTGGGAAAATTGGAAGAACGACATCACGGTTGACTATATACGTGATAACCACTTCACTGAACTGAAGGATGCAGAAGTACTCAGAGAACGTCTACAAACTATGGATCAAGTATCTCAGTATGTAGGGGAATACTTCTCTAAAGAGTGGGTTTGGAAGAACGTGTTACAAATGCAAGAAGATGAAGTTGAGACTATCTTGAAACAGATCGCAACCGAATCTAATGCAGAGACAGGAAATGAAGACGAATTTTAATTGGAGAAAATCATGAGTGATACAGAAACAACTGAAGTACAAGAACCTACGCAGATGGAACTGAACCTAAACCAGTTTGTAGATGCAATTCAGGCGTCCAACTTTAATAACGCTGGAGATCTATTCAACGACATGTTGGGTAGTAAGATGCAAGATGCTATGGATGCCGAGAAAGTTGCGGTAGCCGATACCATCTTCAATAACGCACCAGAAGAAGAAGAAGAAGAGATCGAAGATCTTGAACTAGAACTCGATGAATATGAGTTTGGTGTAGAAGAATCTGAAGAAGAATCTGAAGAAGACGAACTTTCTTAATAATAATTCGATCTAAAAAACTTTTTTTGTATAAATAAATGTACAAACAGGAAAAAACTTATAGTGAAAACATTTAAACAGATCCGCGAAGCAAAGAAGTATAAGGGTGAAACCGTGTACTCCGCGAAGACTAAAGGGTCTGTAAAGGTTCCTGTAGTTATTGTAAAAGAACCTAAAGGTTACTGCGTGTATATAGACGGTGACAAGTTAGATGTATTCAAGACTGAGTCTGAAGCAATGAAGACTTTGGTCTCAACTGTCAAAGCACTAGGTGGTAAACTCTAATGAAGTTAATTAGCGAATTTAAAGAAAACGATCTTGAATGTATCGTAGAGAAGAAAGAAAATGGCGATAAGAATTACGTCATTGAAGGAATCTTCATTCAAACAGAATCAAAGAATAGAAACGGACGTATTTACCCTAAACCAATTATGGAGAAGGCAGTAAACGCATACGTTGAATCCCAAGTTAGTAAGAAACGTGCGGTAGGTGAATTGAATCACCCTGAAGGCCCTACGGTTAACTTGGATAAAGTTTCTCACCTCATCACTGATCTTCGTTTCGAAGGTAATGATGTGGTAGGAAAGGCACAAATATTGGATACTCCAATGGGTAAGATTGTTAAAGGTCTCCTTGATGGTGGTGTACAATTGGGTGTGTCAACTCGTGGAATGGGAAGTCTGGAACAAAGAAATGGCGCAATGTATGTCAAAGACGACTTTATTCTTAGTACGGTAGATATCGTACAAGACCCCTCAGCACCTGACGCTTTTGTCAATGGAATTATGGAAGGTGTAGATTGGGTCTGGAATAACGGCATTTTGGAACCCCAGATTATTGAAGATATGGAGACAGAAATTAAAACCGCACCGAAAGCATTTCAATCCGAAGTGCAGATTCGGGAGTTTAAGAATTTCCTCTCGTTAATCAAATCTAATATGTAAGGAGTCAATAATGACTGAAGAAAATAAAGTCGAAGTTGAACTTCACGATGAAGAAATTAACGACATTGTGGAGGAAACTCTCGAAGAAGCACAAGCAGAAGTCGTAGAAGCTACGGATGATACTCCGGTAACGGAACCAGAATCTGTCGCATCTGTGGATAAAGCTGCTGGCGCAACAAAACAGGCACAAGCACCTAAGACCAAAGCCGGTCTGTTGAATGCAATGTATGTCACCGCTTCTAAAATGAAGAAAGGTGAACTACAAGCTGCATACGACAAAATGATGGGCGGTAAGGTAGACGAGTCTGTTGCAGAATCTATCGATACAACTTCCGAGTTGGATGCGTTGGTAGAATCTGAAGCCACTCTTTCAGAAGAGTTTAAAGAGAAGACTGCTGTAATTTTTGAAGCTGCTGTCCGTTCTAAGTTAAGCGAAGAAGTTGATCGTTTAGAAGAACAGTACAAAGAAGAACTGTCTGAAGAAGTATCTGCTGTTAAAGCTGATCTTGTTGAGAAAGTAGATTCTTACATGAATTACGTTGTCGAATCTTGGATGGAAGATAACAAGGTTGCGGTACAGAACGGTCTCCGTACTGAAATCGCTGAATCATTCATGGGTAAAATGAAAGATCTATTCGTAGAATCTTACATCGATGTCCCTGAAGCAAAAGTTGACCTAGTTGACGAACTTGCAGAACAAGTAACTGAGTTAGAAGAAAAACTTAACTCAACTACTGGTGACGCAATCAAGTTAAGCGAAGAACTCGAAGTACTGAAGCGTGATGCAATCATCGCTGAAGCATCTCGTGGACTTGCTGACACCCAAGTAGAGAAGTTAAAAGGACTTATCGAAGGAATCGACTTTGACGAAGAAACATTCGCGTCTAAAGTAGGTATCGTAATCGAGTCACACTTCGCTAAAGAACCTGTTGATAACGCAGAAGTTGAACAAATTGTAGAAGATGCGGACACAACCGTAGAAACCTCAAGTTCAATGGATGCATACGTTAACGCTATCAAAAAAACTATTAAGTAAGGATTATTAAAATGCAACAATCTTACGATACTCTTATCGAAAAATGGTCTCCAGTACTGAACGAAAGTTCTGCTGGCGCAATCACCGATCACCACCGTAAAGCGGTAACTGCTGCAATCTTGGAAAACCAAGAACGCGCAATGGCCGAGTCACGTTCTGCTGAGATGGGTTTCATGACCGAAGCTGCACCTGCTGGTGCTAACACTGGTTCAATCGGCACTTGGGATCCAATCTTGATCTCTTTGGTTCGCCGTGCGATGCCTAACCTTATCGCATACGATGTATGTGGTGTACAACCTATGAATGGCCCAACTGGTCTCATCTTCGCGATGAAGGCACGTTATGGTGCTGGTGCTACTGGTTCACGTGAAGCACTATTCGGTGAAGCTGAGACTCAGTTCTCTGGCGACTCTGCTGGTACTCACGACAGTGACAACGTTTCTGGTTTCAATGGCATCTCTGACTCTGCTACTCCAGACGGTACTTTAGACGACAACCGTCTAACTGCACTTGGTGCATCTGGTATGCCTACTGCTGACGCAGAAGCACTTGGTTCAAGTGGTGGTTCTACTTTCAAAGAAATGGGTTTCACTATCGAGAAGCAAAGTGTTACTGCTGTATCTCGTGCGTTGAAAGCTGAGTACAGTTTAGAACTTGCTCAAGACTTGAAAGCAATCCACGGTCTAGACGCAGAAACTGAGTTGGCGAACATCTTGTCAACTGAGATCCTTGCTGAAATCAACCGCGAAGTAATTCGTACTATCAACTCTCAAGCAAAAACTGGTGCGTTGCAAGCTAACGTTACTAAGAGCGGTGTCTTCGATCTGTCTTCAGATGCTGACGGTCGTTGGTCTGCTGAGAAGTTCAAAGGTCTGACTGTTCAGATCGATCGCGAATGTAACGTGATCGCTAAAGAAACTCGCCGTGGTAAAGGTAACGTACTTATCTGTTCTTCAGATGTTGCTACTGCACTTGCTGCTGCTGGTACTTTGGACTATAGTCCTGCTATGTCTAACAACCTTCAGGTTGATGACACTGGTAACACTTTCGCTGGTATACTTAACGGTCGTATCAAAGTATACATCGATCCATATGCCCAGACTGACTACTGTACTGTAGGTTATAAAGGTCAAAACGCATATGACAGTGGTGTATTCTACTGCCCATATGTTCCTTTACAGATGGTTAAGGCTGTTGGTGAAGATACTTTCCAACCAAAAATCGGTTTCAAGACTCGCTACGGCATGGCTTCTAACCCATATGTTGGTGGTACTCCAACTAGTAATGGTCTTGCTGCTGCAAAGAGCAACCAATACTACCGTATCTTCCGTGTGGACAACATCCTCACATAAGAAGTATAAAAATAAGAGTGAGGTTAACTCACCACATTTTAAGGGACTCTTCGGAGTCCCTTTTTTTATGCGTATAAATAACTCTGTTCACGAACTGAATGTCGAAGTATGAGACGGTATTACCGTTGTGTCTGGTTACCCAGTAATCTAAAAACAGGAGATAGTTATGCGTATCATTGCAATTGCATTCGCATTAGTTTTGTCTGCTTGTTCCACCGTTGATGCAACCATTGACGGTACTGGTGGTATTATCAAAGGTGTCGGTTCAGATGTCTTTGGTGTAACCGCTGGTGTATTGGATGTGACATCAAATCTTATTAAAGATGTTGCAGAAAAGACTGGAACTGCTGCTACAGCACCCGAAGGGGAATAAGTAAGGAGAGTGGTGCGCTGAAAACGCACAAGAGTAATGTTATACCGGCCAAGGACGGCACTTAAAGAAAACCCCTCCGAAGAGGGGTAGAGAGATTGGAGCGGAGCAGAGGACTTGAACCTCCATCTTTAGGTTGGACACCTAACGTAATCATTATACTAACTCCGCATAATATGTGTATATTATAACACAAACTCTAGTTGTTTGGCAAGGAATATTTTACTAATTGTTTTAAACTTTCTTTACCCTGTTCTTGTGGTAAGAAACCAAGAAGTCTCACGGGGAATGTAGTCAACCCACAATACTCCAATGCCTGTCTGTGCGTGCTTAACTGATCAACAAATCTCTTTCGTTTGATCTCTAGTGTCGCCTTTGAAGTCGGTGCGCCTACATGACCAATAAGGTTGGTAAACTTACCCGTCTCCATGTAACGATTAACAGCCTGCATGATAACACGATACTGATAACCTTCACCGATACATACACCGTATGCGTTGGTTTCCTCACTAAACTCACCACCGATAACATGTTCTACCGCAGAGTGGTTAGATACCCAATCCTGTACTTTAGGGACAGAGGTATATAGGATATACGGTTGTGGCGTATCTGCCTCTTCCATAACCATTTTCACTACACGGTTACGACAGGTCTTATCTCGTGTCTTACCGTAGATTCTAATGAACTCTGCGGTAATCGCCTTCTCTGTATTCTTGATGCGACCATTTGCAACTTTGCGACTCAGGTGTTTACGCATATCGACTTCTTTGTTTAGTCGCTTGGGATATCCCTCGTTCTCTTGTGCCTGTACGTCTTCCATCTGTTCTGGTGTACCAGAGAACAAAGTAAAGATCCACTCTGTTTGTCCCAAAGCACGAATCGCTTCGGATCTACCGTAACCATATACAAGGACGTATGGTTTATTGAAGGCCGCACCACGATAATAAACTGCGGGTGGAAACTCTTGGGAATCGACACCGTCAGCGAAAGACAACCTAAGTTGTTCGATCTCAGCTCCAGTGTGGGTGTCTACCTTACCTACATTGCCAGTGATATCATCAATATGAATCTGGTCAAAAGATAGTACAATGTTTTGTACGGATTCTACACCAAGTTCAGTGTAGTCGGGTAACGCGATATTGTCTAGATTTGTGTTGATATAATCAGCTAATGTTATAATAGCCATGGTATTTCTCCTATTGGATTAAATTAAGTGAAGTAGAAGACTCATTGAGAATCCTAAAACACAATAGTATATATAAGAATATTATCTTATAATATCGATATCGTCTGCATTGACGTTCCAAGTCTCTACTTGTCTACGCAAACGACCATCACCCTTGAGTTTGTCATAACGCTTGACGGCATTCTTTCTCCACCATGCGGTAACACCCTCAAGAGAGAATCTGTCAAAGTTCTCTTTCTTGATCAATGTATCTGTTTCTAGATTCAAATACGCAGGGACATTGTCATACCCATAGGTAGACACGAAAGAACGTTTACGTTCCGTCAGTCCCTTTGCATCCGAATAAGTTTGACAGAACTTCTTATAGGCATTCTCATCATGTACCTTGAGAGAGGCTTTGATAATAGATGCCATCTTGGTCTGTGTTTTTAGTTTACGAGATGAGGCGTCCACAGGAACCAAGGGTTCACCACCATTCTTTTCAATGAACCATGCACTTAGTCTGCGGTAGGTGTCGTCATTGATTAGTGGTAAGAAGTTTGAGTCTGTCAAACCATTGAACCGCAGAAATGGTTTCATACCATCATACTGCGATGCAGACTTTGTTGACCCATATAACGAAGTAGTCTCGAACATGCAGAAGTTTGAATTGTACTTCTTGTTCAATGCCTCACGTGTGTGGTGGGAACAACAAATTGCGGCCAGTAACTTACCACCAAGATAGTTGTAACCAAACGGTTGAGTCGGTACAATGTTGAACCCCATGATTGCGGAGTCATTGAACCGTTTCATTACGTCTGGATTCATACTGTCTAGTGGTCGTCCTAACCATTCGTTCCGTGGTCTACTATTAATAGTAGGAGAACCGAAACGAATCATACCAACAACACTGTTAGTATTCTTTTCCTTGATAACCCACTTCAGTCCCTTGCCAGGAATTGATGCTTCCACAGGTGCGGACGTGACAATCTCCATGTAGGACATGAACTGTTGTGCGGGCGATTCTTGTATTACAAACTCCATCTCGGACGGATGGATATCGAAGTTGCTGAACAGATCTTCTTCTGGCCCCATGCCAGGCAGAGAGTACGGAAAGGATTCCATACGTTCCATCTTGATCTGTCTCATGTATTCATCGATGCGTTCTATGTTTCCAAAGAACTCATCAAAAGCATTTGCTGCGTATAACGCATCTTTATGTTCTAAAATCATTTACTTTCCTCATCATCTGTTACACATTATACAGTATGTAGCAAATTAAGTCAAGCGATATTTAAACGATCTTTGAGTTAGTTATCGTATAAATAGAAGGATACAGGAGAACATTAATGGCAGAACTAACAACAAACAAAAACTACTTGCAACCTACTGGGTTTCGTGTTATAATTAGTAGGCAAAATTACCCGAACCTTGAGTACTTTGCACAGGGTGTGACGCATCCGGGCTCTACCGTTTCTCCGTTAGAACTTGGTACGCCACGCATAACGTCTATTCCATTAGCGGGTGACAAGATCACATACGGTAGTCTTGCCTTGGATATTATACTGGACGAGAACATGACATCATATAAAGAGATGCAGTCTTGGTTAGAGGGAACGATCAACTCCCCTCAGACATCTAACACTGATGCCCAATTTAATCCGTATCAGGATATCGTGGTAAGTATCTTAACGAGTCATAACAACTCCAATACGCAGATCCTATATAAAGACTGTATACCAACAAACATTAGTTCTATACAGTTGCAGGCGAATACATCGACTGTACAATTCTTAACCTTCAACGTGGAGTTTAGATTTTCGTCATTTGAACTGAGGTAGTATGAAATTTATTGAAGTGAAGAACCATCGTGTTCTTGATATATTAGAAAGATTTCGTTATTTGTATCGTGAGAAATATGATGTTACAAAAACAAGTGATTGCATGACAAGTCATATTGACAAAGGCGATCACTTCACATCCGAACAATACCTAGACGAATTAATGAAGAAGGGATCAGACCATGACGGTCTGCCCGCAGCTGCGTACTCGCATCCAATAAAACCTCAACACTATAATCAACCGGATGCTGAAGCGAAGGCGTTGTACGAGAAAGACTTCAATGAAATCAACGATCGACTCAAGACAGAATTGGGTCTACATTCTTCCGCATTGTCTCAGTTGTATCCACCTAAAGGATTTATAGACTGGCACAATAACGCAAATGCGTCATCGTTCAATGTCATATTTACATGGAGTGAGACCGGAGATGGTTGGTTCAAATGGGTAGATAACGGAAAGATAAATACTATGCATGACAAGAAAGGTTGGTCGTGTAAGGTAGGATACTTTGCAAGTTACGAAGAAGAAAGACCAGTCATATACCATTGTGCGTACACTGACTGTTATAGAATTACATTGAGTTTTACATTAGGGTATGATCAAGACTATTGGTTAGATATGATAGACTATATAAAGAATGAGGAATAAATTATGAAGTTAGATTTAGAATTGATATTGAGTGAGTGGAAGACAGACTGTCAAATCCCTACACATCAACTGGACGAAACGTCCCGTAACACTCCGATGTTACACGCAAAATATTTACAATACCTGTCCACAGCCAAGTTGTCCTTAAAACGTGCCGATCACGTACAGAAGATTCTGTTGAAAGATAAGTGGTTGTACTACAATGGCAAGATGGACGAGAACACCCTCAAACATAAAGGGTGGGAACCAGACCCGTTCAACGGTTTGAAGATACTGAAGGGCGAAATGGAACATTACTACGACTCCGATCCGGAAATTCAACGTAGTGAAGAAAAGATTGCGTACCTAAAGACTGTAATTGAGACACTTAATGAAATAGTAAATAACCTTAACTGGAGACATCAGACGATCGGAAATATGATCAGATGGAAACAATTCGAGGCAGGAGCATAAGATGAAGTATATAGTAGTAGGAACACCCGTCTGTGGATATTGCAGACAAGCGAAGGATCTACTGGAACGTAAAGGACTAGAGTACGATTACCGTGATCTGACGCAAATCGCATTGTCCGAACAGGAACGGTTGATGTCGGTGGCTGGTCAAGTATTCCGCACTGTTCCTCAGATCTTTACCGTAGAGGGTGAAGAGTGGAACCACATTGGTGGATACACGGAGTTGAATAAGTCCCTCAATGGATAACAACATTACCATAGGATTGCAGAGTCACTCACTATTAATGGTGCAGTGTAATGCACATCAAGCGCAAGAGTTACGAGATTACTTCTCGTTCTTTGTGCCTGGCCACAAGTTTATGCCAGCGTTTAAGGCAAGACGGTGGGACGGGAAGATTAAACTATTCAACATGGTGACTAAGACGTTGCCTGTTGGACTGTACAAACATCTGAAGAAATTCTGTGCAGATAGGTACTACCCGTTACAGTTGATGGACAGTGATGAGTTTGGTCATCCAGAGATTAAGAACAAGGTTGACCACCCATCTTTGATGAAAGAACTCAAAGACTACGAACCACCATTCGAACCACGGGGTTATCAGTATGACGCAATCGTCCACGGTATAGAAGAGAAGAGAGCGTTACTGTTATCTCCGACAGGATCAGGTAAGTCATTCATCATCTATAATCTGATGCGATGGGTTCAAGAACGAACCGAAGGTAAGACACTCATTATTGTTCCCACTACAAGTCTAGTGGAACAGATGTACAAAGACTTTGAAGACTATGGTTATGATGTACAGAATAATGTACATCGTATCTACTCCGGTAAGGAGAAGGTAACAGATAAGAGAATCATCGTATCTACATGGCAATCTATCTACAGATTCCCCCCAGAGTGGTTTACGCAGTTCGACTCTGTGTTTGGGGATGAGGTACATCTATTTAAGGCAAAGTCTCTATCTACGATGATGGACAAGTGTGTCAATGCTGAATATAGATGGGGTACGACTGGTACACTAGATGGTACTGAGACAAACAAATTAGTACTGGAAGGTTTATTCGGCCCCGTATTCACGGTGACTACCACCGTAAAACTAATGGAAAGTCAAACCTTGGCGGATCTGGATATATCAGTCCTGTTACTGCGGTACCATAACGACATCTGTGCAATGATGGAAGGCAAAACCTATCAGGAAGAGATCGACTATATAGTAACTAATGAAGACAGAGTTCGCTTTGTAACAAATCTCGCATTATCCCAAAAAGGGAATACTCTGGTGTTATTCCAGTTTGTCGAGAAACACGGTAAGGTCTTATTCGAGGCGGTACGCAACAAAGCAAAAGAAGACCGTAAGGTATTTTACGTTTCTGGTGAGGTCGATGCCGCCGATCGGGAACAAATTAGAGGCATCGTGGAGAGTCAAGATGATGGAATTATTATCGCTAGTATGGGGACTTTTAGCACTGGGATTAATATTCGCAACCTACACAATATTGTGTTTGCAAGTCCTTCAAAGTCTCAAGTCAAAGTTCTCCAATCGATCGGACGAGGACTGAGAAAGTCTGACAACAATGCAACGACCAAGTTGTTTGACATTGCTGATGACCTACACACAACAACGTATAAGAATTTCACGTTGCGCCACAGTGCAGAAAGAATAAAGATATATAATAAAGAGAAGTTTAGACATAAGATTTATCCTATAAACTTGAAAGGGAAAAGTGATGAGTGAATTGAATCCGTATGACATTAAACATATTAAGTTGTCTACAGGAGAAGAAGTCTTGTGTGAGATCATCGAGGAAGATGAATATGATCTAGTGATAAGACGTGCGTTGAAGCTTCAAACGGATATTGACGAAGAGGGTACACGGTACCATTCGTTTCGAACCTACATGACGTATCAAGATGATCCGGAAGTTTATGTTATCTTGAAATCAATACATGTGGTATCCGTTACTTACCCAAGTCCTACAATGATGAAACAGTACCTATACTCAATCAGTGCAGTCGAAAAAAATAGGATGATGGCTGATGAAGAAGAAGGTATGACTTCAGAGGACATTTACGATAGAGTACTGAATAGTATGGGTAGAGACTCTAATAATAGTAATGTATTACAGTTTCCAGATCCAGAGAAAACAGTTCACTGAATTTTACATATACTGACTGGCAGAAGAAGTGCTTCTATTATACAGATGCCCGCAACTTCTGTCAAGCGATTAATGAGATAATTATGAAAAAGATTGGATTTACATGTTCCGCATTTGATTTATTACATGCTGGTCATGTGTCGATGTTGAGAGAAGCAAAAGATCACTGTGACTACCTTATCTGTGGGTTGCAAGTGGATCCTTCTGGCCGTAAAGGCAAAAACAAACCTATCCAGACGGTAGTCGAACGGTACGCACAACTCAAGGCAGTTGGTTACGTTGATGAGATTATTCCATATGGGGGTGAAGAAGATCTAGAGGACATTCTTAATATGTACAGTATTGATGTCAGAATACTTGGTGACGAGTATAGGGATCAAGATTTCACTGGTAAGGACATATGTCGTAAACGTGATATAGACTTGCACTTCAACCGTAGAGACCATCGATTTAGTTCTAGTGATCTACGAAGACGAGTGTGTGAAATTTAGCGCTGGACTTCTCAGCGAAAGTGTGTTATAATATGCAAAATAAACGAGAACGATGATATGAAAGTTAAACCTAAAGAAAAACCGCATTACGTAAACAACGCTGAGTTCTCTCAGGCAGTCGTGACTTATGTTAGTCATGCACGAA